GTGCGAGGTATACGACGCCGACATGATGCGCAAACCGACGCTGTCCGCCGCACCGTTCGCGTCGAGCGTGAACCCGTCGAAGACAATGCCTTCGACCGCGTTGACGTTCGCGGAACCGGACGCGACGCGCGTGACGACAACTTCACTGGACGTCGGAGACAGTTCCGTGTTCTCGCCCACGAGCAGCGGGAGCGGCGTAGTCGCGAGAGCACCGCCGAACGTCACCGTCCATGTCGGAGACGCACCCGCCGCCGTCACGTTGCCAGCACCGATCGTGCTGAGGGCTTCGAGAGCGGCTTGCACTGTCGCGGCGTTCGCGTTGTACGCGATCGTCGCCGTCTCCCCAAGAAACGACAGGGTGAACGATCCAGACGACGGCGTGTTCGTCAACGCAACGGTCTGTTGTTCGTTCTGCGCGTTCGCGCCAGTGGACGGCGCGATGTCGATGACCGCGCGTGCCGACGACGTCGCCGAGAGTGCAAAGCGCGGGGACGTAAGCGCGGTACTGCCCGCGGGCGAGTACGCGACAAAGCGCACGTGTGCAACGTCCGTGATTGTCAGCACCGGTTCGTCCGCAGTGGCCGCGAGAACCGCGCCCTTTGCGACGTACACCACAACCTTGCTCTTCCGCGTAATGCCCGCGCGCAGTTGTGCGAGCGTCGTGAACGGGTCGGCCAGCGTGCCGAGCGCCAGACTGCCCGCGGCGTCCGGATCGACGTACACAGCGTCCCACGCCGCCTCATCTTCGTGTGACGAAACCGTGATCGTGTACGTTTGGGGCGTGAACGCGACCGTGGCCTGTGTGACCGTGTCGTAGTAGTACGCACGGAGCGTGACCACGAACGTACCAGCGCGTCGGAACACGTGCGTTGCGAGGTAGCCCGTCTGTCCGGAACTGGACGTGATGCGCCGGTTCGTCGTGGGCTCGACGTACGTGAGCCCGTCGTCCGCGTTGTCGCCGAAGTCCCACGCGAACTCAACGTGCGCGTACGGGTCAGGGATCGCGTCACCGAACTCATCGAAAGCGGACGTGACAACCGCGCGAACCTGCAACGGAAGAGGGAGAACACCTGCATTGACACCTTCGGCGTCAAAGACGGGTTCGATGGAGTACGAAAGCGTCGGGGTCGGCATAGCGCGTCCTTAGAACAGCAACGTCCAGTTGCACTCGATTGCGAACAGGTTCGACTTTGTGATCTGTCCGAAGTTCTTCTTCGCGACCAATACACCGGATGCAGTGTAGAGGCCCACTTCGCTCAAAGCGCGCCCATTGGCCTGACTCGCGGTGAGCACGGACGTGAACGTGACGTGTTGCGGGTTCGGATATGTCACGACGACGTCGAGCACGTCGTCGGTGCTGACTGCACCGCCGTACTCAATCGCACGCAGCCGCGCGCGGAGATCCTCATCGGTCGTTTGCACGTCGAGCGCTGAAGTCGGCGTGACGGGATCGTGCCCTTCGGTGCCGAACCGCACGCCCTCAATGTACAGGTCCGCCGGGACGACAGTGTCGGTGCCCGTGGAGTACGCGTTCAGGACCGCAGAGCGTGAGTCGGTACCGATGCTCACGTACGAGGCTTCGTCCCCGAGCGCGAAGTGTTTACCGGCGTCGTGTGTGGCAAGCAACAGCGACGCGTCGTTCGCGTCGAGACTGTTGAGGATCTCGCACACCCAGTTCGCGGTAGCGTTGATCGCCGCAGCGATGTCCGTGAGGCGGTACGCGTTGCCGGGGAACTCAAGACTCCATTCGACGTACGCGGTCGTCGCGTTCTGCGCCACGAGATCGATGCGGTAGGTCGCGGTTCCTTCGATCTGGTAAACGCGCGCCCACGCTTCGACGCAAGCGCCGCCGATGCTCTCCACGTCCGCGGTCGTGCGGATGATGCGCAGTGCGGGAACGACGCCATAGAGCAGCGTCGGCGAACTCACCGCACCAGAGATCAGACGGGACATTGCACGGCGTCCCGTCGTCACCACCAGGTTCGGATCAGATACAAGCAACTCACGGGTACCGTCGTCGTAGACCGCGGTCAACGACACGGAGCCGCGTGATGTCGGGTAGTTGTCGTCTTGGTCGCGCGTAATGAACGTCGCGAACGCGTCAAGGATTTGACGAACACGGCTGCGATTGCGGCTGATGTTTCCGTGCTGTGTTCGTTGGTGCTTCTTCATATCGTTTCCTGAATAAGAATTACGGCTTGTCGATGCCTATTGCGTCACCCGTACATCAGTAGTGTCTTCGCTACCGAAATCCGCATTGCCGCGTTTGCTCTCGCGTCGTGTTTGATGGTAGTCGCCCCGTCGCGACTCTGCGCAGCCGTGATGACCTGATGTAGCCGCTGGCGGACCGCCTCGTACCCGTATCTGCGCGCCGTCACCCGCCGCTGGTCCCCCGCAACCGCCGCCGCGATCTGTTCCGCGAGCGCCGCGTAGTTCTTCGGAGCGTCCCCACCGGGGCGGTCCATGCACTTGACCGCGTCCACTTCCACGGCGCGCGGGCGCAGATCGATCCCGCCAAAGGAATGCCGGATCGCGTGCGGGGCCATGTCAACTTGGGATGGGACGTCGGCGTTGACCACGATCGTGCAGTTGTGCTGCAACGCTTCCAGTAGCACGAGCGGGCACGCTTCAGCGCGCGACGGGAACACGAACACGTTACTGCGCGCCATGAGTTGCATGACGTCGGTGTGTGGCACGCCGTTCTCCCACTCAGGCCACTCGTGTGTAAAGATCAAGTCGGCGGGGGTCAGGTCCGGGTGACGCTTTCGGAGCGCGTCAACCTTCTCCGCCGTGCCTTCCGCAGAGCCGTTGGCACCGGCGACAATGAGCAGCACACTCTGCCCCAACCGCTTCAGCGCGGAGAACGTACCAAGCACGTCGTCAACACCCTTCTCGTGCATACGCGTCAAACAAAGCGGGTAAACCTGCACCGCGTCGCGCTCCATGAGCCGGTGCTGCGTTATAGCCGCGTCCACCGCCGGTGAACAAGGAGAGATCCACCGCGAATCGTGCGCGTTCGGAACCGTGAACACGCGGTCGGACGCCACGTTGTAACGCTGCGCCGCGACGTCGAGCAGCGCGGGGCTCGGCACAATGATGAAGTGCCCATCCGGGATGCGCGTGCGCCATGCCGAATCGTGATCGACGACCGTTGTAGACGGGCTCGAATGCAGCCAGTGGAACCACTTCGCCGACGTGGTGCGCGCCTGCAACTGATGCACGGCGAACCCGACATCGGTGTACCACGCTTGGAAGCACACGTCGTGTGCGACGACCACGTTCGGGTTTGACGCAAAGAACGCAGACATGAGCGCCTCAGCGGTGCGCGCGGCGTTCGCGGTCAACTTGCCGTACTTCCACTCACCGTGCGGGATCGCTTTGACGACGCGAACGTCGGCGTGCAACCGCTGCAACAGGCCGTTGTCCCGACTCGCGCCCGCGTGCGTCCACAACTCGACGTCGTGCCCGCCGCGCCGCAACAACTCCGCTTGCTGGCAAACGACGTGCGCCAGTGAGTAGGCGGGGTCAAAGTCGGCGAATGGCGCAAGTAAAGCGACGCGCATGTCAGGCCCCTACTGGCTGGTTCTCGTAATCGGGCGGGATGACCGGTGTTTCGGTGCGAGTGGTGGTGAGCGTTGTAGCCGACGTCGTGCCCGTCGTGGTGCTGGACGTGGTCGTCGTGGTGGTGGTCGTGGTGGTCGTCGTGGTGGTGGTCGTGGTGGTGGTCGTGAACGTCGTCGTCGTGGTCGCGGTAGTTGTGGTCGTTGTGGTGGTAGTCGTCGCGGTCGTTGTCGTACCGGTGAACGTAGTGAACACCAGCCGGTCTTCGACGACAGGACCGACGCCGAGCCCGGCGCGGATGTCACCGAAGTAGCCGACCGCACGTGCACCGTCCGCTCCGAACCCAACACCGGTCGCATCCGACGATGCAACCGACACGGTGCCGCGGTACCAGTCGTTGACGTACACGCGCACGTCGGTGAGTGAGCGGTACACCACTTTGATGCGTACGGGGCGGCGCGCGCCTACATCGGCGATCGCGACAGTCGCGAACCCGTCGAACCATTCGAGCGACACCGCCGCGCTGTCTTTGTCCACGTCCGCAGCCGCGCGCAGAATTCCAATGGGCGAACCGACGCTGTCAAACACGGTGAACACCGCCGCGCCGGTCTCGATGAGCGTACCCGCCGCCGTCTCCGTGTAGGAAAGTGGCTGGTACGCGAACTCGATGACCCACGGCAAATTCGCAGAAATAGGCTGAGAAATAGGGTAGAACGTGATGTACGCGGTGTCCGCGGACGACGGCGACTCCACGCGGTACCAGCCACGTTGATCGATGATCATCGGCGCGCTGATCGTGCCAGACGGGGACTGTGTCTGTGCCCATTCCAAGTTCGCGGGAATTCCGCTAAAGCGGAAGTCAGTCTCGTACTGCGGGCGGAACAGGTGGTCGATGTCCGCCGCGGGCTTGCCGTCCGGTGCGTTCGTCCACGACCAATAGTCACGCCACAGTGATCCAGACAACGGGGCGTTGTTCGCCGAAGACGTGTGCGCAACTTCACAGCGTGCGCCAAACGTGAACGACTGCAACACACCCTGTTCGGTAATCGTGATCGTGCGCGTGATCACGTCGCCGACCGCGTACGCCTGTCCGGTGTTCCATGTCGTGACCGGGGACCAAGCTGTGTGGTCCGCGTGCGCAAGAGGGACTGTGTCCTCTGCCGTCGTGCGGTGCGGTTCGTCCATGCCCCAGTACGGGCGGTGCGCGAAATACTGGTCGTAAGGCGTTGCCGGATAGTTGACCGCGTAGCCCACGCGGTGCCGGTATTGCCGCGCTTCGCGCGCGTACGCGCCGCGTGACCACACCGTGTTTCCGTCGTGCACGACGGGCGGAACGTTGCACGTCTCTTTGAGATCGACGTTCGTTGGATCGATGTTCCAGTCGCCGAATCTGCCGTTGTTGGCGAGCCAGTCCTCGTGCAGTTCGTAGACCGCGCGGAAGTCCGGAAGCAACAGCGTGTCCGGCCACACGTCGGTGACTTGCATCATCGCCACGAACGAACGGAAGATCACGTGAATCGGGCGGATCTCTTCCATGCGCCGCCGGAGCAGCCGCAACGTTGACACAGGGTCCGCGTCCGTGCGCTCGCGAATTTCGCGCTCGCTCTCGTGGTACGTGTCGTCGGGAGTTTCCGGCGTGCCGGGATCGTCGTCCTGAACGATGTCGTATACGGAACCGTCGATCAAGTTGAAGTCGCTCAACCGAATGTCGATGTAGTTTGACGGCGTGAGAAGCCGATCATCGAAACCCGGCGGGTAGAACGGTAGCACGCCGTCAATGGGCCACGTGAGGATGTCGTCCTTCACGTAGTCGGACATTGTCAGACCGGCGGCGGTGAACGCGTATTGCACGTTCGCGTTGCGTGTGTCCGTCGCGGGCATGTAGTAAATGTGCCGCACCGTTGCTTCGTACCCGAGCGCGTTGAACAAGCTCTCGAACGCGGATATGAGCCCCTTCTTCTTGTAGGTCGGCACCGCCGCTTTGATCTGCTCGCGTTGCGTCACGATCGGCAACGCACGATCGATCGTGACACCGACAGAGCGCGCCAGATACGGCAGCGCGATGACAGGGCACGTGTCGGGGTCAAAGAGATCGAGGAACGACGTGGTCGCGTTCTGCGTGGCCTCACGCTCGCGCGTCACAATCGACGCGAAGAACTCAAAGATCGCGTCGGGGTCCATGTAGAACAGGATGCGCGGGAAGTGGCGCAACTCGAAACTAGGATCGGTTGACGGCACCGGATCTTGCGTACGGTCGTTCGGGTCCGGGAACGCGTGTACGCCTTGCACGTCGCGCCCTTTGCCGCCGATGCCGCACAAGTGCCGCGGCGCGTACGCGTCCAACTTGCCGTTTGCGTCCGGCAATGGGAGCGCGAAATAGAACGGCGAGTGAATCGCCGCTCTACGGATGTTGGTGGGTACGGTGAGCGACATTAGACAACGTTCCGCAGGGCGTCACGGATGGTGCGGGACTCTTCGGTGGTAATCGGCTGCTCGAACAACGGCTGTCCCGCCGCGTCATAGATCACAACACGGCTCGCGTCGCTCGTGACCTTGTTGCGGGTCAGCATGTACAACCACGACACCGCTTGCGCCAGCGTCGGCGTCGAGCCCGGCACCGCAGTGAGCGGCGGGATGAGCAGGTCGGTGTCGATGACTGCGGTGACTTGTTCGTTGACATCGGCGGGCGTCGCGCGCGTGGAGGGGAACACGTCCACGCCGACGAGTTTGTCGTCCACGATGAAACCCTGAAACACCGCGATCACGAGGTTGCTCGAACCGGCGTTGTGCACGCGGATGCGCACTTCTCCGGGGTCGCCGCGCAAAGACAGGTTCGCGATGTCCGCGACGTAAGAACCGGCGTTCTCGGCTGTGCCTTCCGGCATCGAGATCGTGCGCGCAGAGAACGCGGGGTTTGCGGCCCACGTCTCGGTAGCGGGCTGCCAGTATTCCGCGGTGTCTAAGCGCTGGATCGTGACGCGAAGCGTGAGCCCCGTGGATTGGACCATTGTCAGTTCAAACGCGGCCATAGAGACTCCTAGTTGAGAAACACGTCGTCGCGGAATGCGCGCGCGTTGGCGTCGCCGTCTTCGACCGCCGCGACACGCGGGGTCAGTGTGAACGCGAGTGTACTCACCGCCACAATCTGATCAAAGTCAACCGGCACGTCGGCGGTAGGTGTCGCGATGGTGAAATGGTCAACCTGCGGAAGCGCTTCGATGACGCCGTACAGATCGGACAGCCGGAGCGGGAGGCCGGGCTGAATCGCGGTGGACACAAAGAATGCGGCGACAGCATCCATGATCGCGGTGGACACTTCGGTTTGATCGTACTCGGTGTTGTACGTGACGACGCCGAGATCGACCGGGACTTGAAGCACGCGCCCGGAGCGCACAAACACGTTCGTGGTGACGACCATCCGGTCTTGCAAGTACACGCGCAGAGACGCGCACAGCGGCGTAGACGAACCGGCGAACTTTCCGGAGGCGAGACTCCACACGTACACGTTCACCACGTTCGGATCAAAGTGCACGATCGGATCGTTCTGTTGGAGAATCAAGTCTTTGGTAAACCGGAAGATCCGCCCGTCGCCAACGTCGATCTCGGTGCCTTCCGGAATCGTATACGGCGCGGCGGTCGTGATATCGGTGCCCGCGACCTGCTCCAACACGGCCCCGTCTTCGAGGTACGCCGTAGCGCGCGACACCGCGCCGTTGCTGTCTTCGTACGCGCTGGACAGTGTGACAATGTCTTCACGCGTAATCGCTTTGTCTACCGTGCGCACCCACTTGGGGATGTTGCGCTTGATCTCATCGAGCGTTTCCGCGTCGCGTCCACCGCTGGCCGCTTCCGGATTCGTGATGGGGATCGCGATACTCGTGGCGACACCCGCGGACGTAACCGCTTGTCCCGACAGTTGACCGCTGATCTGTGCCGCGCCGACGTTTCCAGTGACACCGGAAACCGCGCGGCCCGTGATGTACACCACAAGTCCGTTCGACGGAACAACACCGGTCGTGCCGTTTCCGAACTCGATGATCGCGCGGCCTTGTGAGTCGTAGCGCACCGCGTACGCGTTCTGCGTGTTGTCCGCAAGGCCGATGCTGTCAACCAGTTCCCACGCAGTCCCTTCCGGATCGGACACACGCACCGCGAGCGTCGAGCCCGCGACGTTTGTCGCGTTGGTGGTGTACCGCTGGTACGGTTGTCCCGTGGAAACGAACGACTCATTGAACGAGCGCCCTTCGACTACTGGGATAGCGAACAACTCCGTGTAGTTGTCCGCGGTAATGTCGATGCCGTCGATGTCCGTGTCTTCGGCAACTTCCCACGTCAACCCGTTGGCGGAGATCGCCGTGCCTGCAAGGAACCGCGCGGTCTTCGACACGTTCTTTCCAACGACCAGCGTTTGCACGAACACGGTCAGGTCTGTGAGACTGCCGGTCGTAACGTCGATCTCATCGACGTCGGTGAACGCGAGTTCGTTCTGATACGTGATCGTGTATTCGCCCGCGACGGGTCCGGTCACGGCAACATTGCCCGCGCCAATGTCGCTGAGAGATTCGAGTGCGGCTTGGATCTGTGTCGCAATGGCCGTGCCGTACGTGACCGGCGCGGAGTAGTTGCCGTTGAGACCGATGGTGAACGTTCCGGCGGGTGCTCCGCCGGTGGCGGTGAAGCGGAGAATCTGCACTTCGTTCGCGCTGACAGACTGCGTAACTTCCGTGGGGATCGATGCGAAACTCGACGGCACGACCAACGTGCTCGCATTCGTGATCGTCGCAACCGGATACCCGAACGTGCGGGCGTGCCGGAGCGCGCTGCTACGCAGTCGCGCGGTCGGCAGAATGGCCTCTTCACCGATGCGGTCTTGTCCGAACGACAGGATCTCACCGAGATACGCGAGCATCTCGATCATCACTTGCGTTGTATCGCCCTCAAAGAATGAGTTGACGTCCTGCGGGCGCTGCGAAATGACGAACTTGCGCAGTTCCTCAGTGATCGTGCTCGCGTCGCGTGCGAGGAACTTCAGCGAAGGGAGTACACTGTTCAAGCTGCTCATGCGGACGTCTCCACCGTCGGCGTCGTGCCGGGCGCGCTGAGGCGAGTATCAACGGACAGTTGTTCCGACGTGGCGTTCACGGTAAAGATCACACGGATGTGCACCACTTCGCCGCGTGTGGCGTCGCGGTACACCTGAACGTCTTCGACCGTAATGCGCGGCTCCCACTTCGCAAGCGCGTCTTCGACGTACGACCGTGCGAGTTCGATCATCAGATCGTCGTTGGGCTCGAACACCAGTTCCGGCAGTCGCGACCCGAACGTCGGCTGCCGTACGCGCGAACCGATGCGCGTGTTGAGGATGTGGAGGATCGACGCAACCAGCACCGCGCGCGTCCCCTTTGCGCGGAAGTATCCGCGGGGTTGCGCGTAGAAGGGAACCGCCGGACCGCGCCACAACGACGTGGCCGGGTCGTCGGCGTCGCGTTCGATAGCCAACAGGCTGATATATTGCTGCGCACCCATTAGGCGAATCCTATGCCAACTTGTCACCCGGAGTCGGCGTCAATCGCTCCGCACCCACGATGCTCCGTCGGTGTTCGGATGCCCGCACGTCGCCACTTCGCCGTTACGGCACACCGGCACGCCGTCGATGCGCGTGATGCTCACCGCGTTGTCCGTGAGCGCGTTCGCGTGGATGCCGCCGCCGTGTGGTTCGATGGGGGTGTCTTGGATCGTGACCAACGCCCCGTTGATGCGCACGAAGGACTGCGCCGGAGTCAGATGGAATCCGATCGCCTTTGCTACGCCGGTTTGACACACGGGGATGCTCATGCGCGGTTGATGTCCACACTGTCGGCGTTGAGAACAAACGGCTGGCCGGGGCAATCGATCGTGATGCCTCCGCCCTGCTCTAGTGTGATTGACGTGTTGCCGTCCGCGGTGGATAGCGTGATGGTGCTGTCCGTGTCTGACAGTTCGATGTAGTGTCCGCTCGCGGTTTCCACGCGAATGCCCGGCGCGCTTTGATCGGACATTCGCACACGGTGGCCCGAGACGGTGCGGATCTCGATGCCCTGTTGGCCGTAGCCCGTCGGCACCCGATCAGAGCCCGATTGTACCGTGCCGTTAGGGCTTCGCGCGGGTCTGTCCGGGAACACGGTGCGACGCTCCGCGGAGAATACGCCGGGGGAGGCGTTCACAAGGGGCGGTTCCAGCCCGGTCGCGACGTCTGGGGCTTCGTCATAGGCCGTCTGCGGGGTCTGGGTGCCCTCGCCCGGCTGTTCGTCCTGAAGGCTTATAGCGTGCCCGGCGGCGGTCTGTACATGGATGCCGCGTCCCCCATTGGACTCCCTCATGTGGAGGATGTGTCCATCGGGCGTCGAAACCTTGACTTCTTGGTCGTTTGGATCGTCGCCAAGCTCCACGCGTGAGCCGTGCCGCGTCTGAATGATCCGGCGGCGCACGAGACGACTGGTCGCGGCGGTCGCCGCCAACGGCGCTTCGCTCTGGTTGCCCGGCGCTGCGTACCAACACCCGACGACAACGGGTAGCGCCGGGTCTCCGCCTTCGCACATGACCCACACGCCGTCGCCGGTGTGCCCGTTGGGTGTGAGCGCCCCCGCGCGGAGCGGGATCACGTCACCAGCGTCCGCCGACGCGTCGGGCAAACAACGCTCGGCCCACGGAAGCGCACCAGTCTGTACACGCTTGCCGTGGAACGCGGGGATGCGCACGCGCACGCGTCCACGGTGCTCGGGGTCGAGCACGTCTTCAACGAACGCACGGAACATGCCGCGCGCGTTCAAGCCCGCGATCAGGTGTGGGTCGCGGACGACCATTGTCACGATCTTGGCGATGAGAGCGGAGATGTTCACGGAATCTCCTCCTCGTACGAAACGGCAAGCGTGCCGGACTTGTCGCGCAGTGAACTCAGCCCTGCGTCGTTCGACGCATCCGCGGAAGGTTCCTGATCAAACTGCACGCCGCGCTTCAACGTGAGTTCAGTCGTGAACGTGCCGTTCTCGATCGTGTGCACGTAGCCGAGCACGTTGTAGTTACCGCTCACGTACGTGATCAACCGCGGCGTGTCTGTCGCCAGTGCTCGACCGGCGCTGGTTGTGGAACCGCCCTGATACGCGCGCACGCCCAACAGGTCATTCACCACGATGGAAGGGTCGCCGACGATCTGCATCGTGGCCGACGCCGCGAGCGCTTTGGCCCGGCCCCACGCGGCCTGTCGTTGCTGCGCCGCGCTCGCGAACTCGCGCGCGAAGTTGAACCGGTAGTAACGTTCACCACCGTCTGTCGTGCTCTCGAACCGCTGCGTCGGATCTTTCGTGATCAACTGTCCGTTGTGTTCGTGCACTTGCTTCGACCGCGCATCGATCGATTCGACGCGGCCACTCCCGCCGAGACTGTTGACGATCTCGGGCGAGTCGGACACAGAGAACGAAATGACCTGCGCGTCCTGTCCGCGGCCCACGTTGTAGATGCGCTTCGGTTCGGCGCGCACTCTGCGCCAGCCTTCGGGCGCGAGGATCATGGTGCCCGGCTCGGTGTCCGAATCGATCAACGTAAACTTGACGCCGTCGTAGCCGGGCTCGTCCGCAACCAGTTGCGGAAGAATGACGCTGCGCACGAACACGATCGGCGCGGTGTTCGCCATGATGACCGCGTTGTCAGTGTTGAGCGGCTTGCACCGCACAGGGGTGAGCACACGTGGCGGCGGCACCTTTGCATTGAGCGCCGTCGGTGAAGGGTGGTAGTTCTCGATCGCTGTGCGCACGATCTCGTGACCCGGCGTCGTCGCGGGCCAACTCGCGTCGGCGCGTTCGAGTGTCTTCGCGAACGTGTCCGTTGCGCTCACCTTTACCACAAGACGTGCACCGTGTTGTAAGAGTTCGAGCGTTGCCCCGATGACTCCGCCAGCGCGCACGTCGGACATGAAGGGCCGACCGCCGTCCACGATCCAACCGAAGTCGAAGTACACCATCGCTTTGTCGCCGTTCGCGCGGGCGAAGAGCGTGAGCGCAAGCAGGTTGTCCACGTCCGGATCAAAGAGCGTGAACTCCGCCATGAACGCTTCGTCTTCTCCGAACGTGTAGGAGAAGCGTTCGATGTATTCGTGCATCGGGATCTGCACAGCACCGGACTGCGCTTCTCCGTCTGTCACCGTCTGCACCACGTTCGGAGACTGCACCGTTCCGGGCGCTTGGCCGCGCAGAGCGTCCGCGCTGTCGAAACTCAGTCGAACCAGCGGGGCTTTGTACGAGTCTGAGGAAACGGACTTCATTGCTTGTACGCTGCGCGGTTGAGGTAAGCCGTGATCGCCGTGAGCGGCGGGATCTTGATTCGTTGACCGGCGTACATGTCGGCGATGGGGTTGATCATCGCGTTCGCGTGCGCAATGACCCACGCGTATTCGACCGTGCCGTAGTACGCATACGAGAGTTTGTCGAGTCTGCCAATGTCACCGTTCGTCACCGTGTGCAGCGTGACGCCTTCGGCGCGGGTCAACGTTTCGTCGGAGTTCCACAGCCCGAACTCGCGAACGCCGGTGGAGCGCGTGACAACCACCAACGTGTCCTTGAAGCGCGTGTGCGCGGGCAGTGTGATGTTGGTGCGTGCTGTGGTCATACCGCGGGTACTCTACGCCGAGCGAGGAAGTCGCGGGCTTCGGGGGCGCGCACGTTGACGAGCGTCAACTCCAAACTGACTTTCGCAATGATCGGGTACTGATGGACCGTACTGTCCGGCTGCGTGAAGCGCTCGCGGCTGAAGAGTGACGCCAGCGTGCGTCCGCGGCTACTGAACTGCTCGAACTGCGGTGTCGCTTGTGTAACGACACAGCGGCAACGCAGCGTGCTCCCGAGAATCAGACGGCACAGCGCGGGAGGGTACTGGATGCCGTTGCTGTCGTAGGTCGGCAGCATGAGCGACTGCAACCAGCGCGCGCACGTCAACGCGTCGCCGTGCTGGCCGTCGTCTCCTTGCAGAGAGGAATCGGCGAACACAAGTTCGAGCGAGAGCGTGCGGTTCTCTCCGCCGCCGTACGACATGTACGCTTCGGATCTACCCATCGGGCGGATTTGCTCGTACGACGGGGACATGTTCTCACCGATCGGTGACTCCATGTAGTACAGCCGCAGAGAACTGCGCCCGCGGTACACCTCTTGCACGTACTGCGGCGTGTCCTCATGGATCTCGATGATGCCGTTCGGAGACTCGCCACCGCGCGGAATCGCGAGCGATCCACTGTTCGTGCGGTTGTATCCGAAGACGGACATGCGGCTCATCCGATTGCTCCACGGAGTGCCAACGAATCAAACACGGAATGACCGCCACCGCTAGATG